TTCCAGTTCTTGACTAGAGTAACTGCTCTGGTTATTAACTCAGCATACTCTTCGCAAGCGATGGCTAGATCTTCGTAAGAGACTCCATGCTCTTCATCATTCCAAGGGATTGCGCTCATCTCGTCCATCCCCATAACATCCAACTACCAAGGGTAACAATCCACAATACAAGTGCCACGTCGTCAAGCAATTGTCTTACTTTCTGGCTAAACATATTATCCTCTCTGTTTGATTTCGTCAAGTGCTGCTCTAATAGTTTGATGCTTGCCTACAATCTTGATGCATTCGTACCGCTCGATACCCTCTATCACAGTAGCAAATGTAGTTACCGCTTGATCAATAACATGATCATCTGTGCCACCCATTTCTTTTAGTACATGCTTAGCCATGCGTATTGCATCTTCTCTTTTGATTGCGGGTGGCAGGTAAAACATCACTTCACTCCTATCAGTTCTTTATCCCATAGCTCCATGTAAGTCTTGCAGATTGCTGTCAATATGTACTCGCGCCTCTCAGCCTTGTCCATCTTGTTGCCTTGATCGTACTCTGTGTGGCACACATAACAAAGCCACGCATGCATACCATCATGTGCCTTTAATCCTCTGCCCTTTCCATGCTCCAATAAATTGCTGTGTGCTGCGACAACCGTATCATCTTGATTGCCGCACATTACACAGGCTTGACCTCTTGCAATATCTAAAAGCTTTTTGTTTCTAAATGTCATGACTTCATCCAACTGATAAGATCATCTTTGTGCATCTCTATTCTGCCAATCAATCCGATGACATCATCAACTGGTGTATTCAATCGACGGAACTCGGTGCCTGATCTAATCCATATCAACACCTCATCTGCCCCGCCGATCTCTTCTATGTACTGCCTTGCATCTTCGAGAGTCTCATAACAATTTTGAGTTCTTTCTTTATGCAGGTCTGACTTCGTGTAAGGAAAATTCCTTACTGTCGTGTTTTCATCTGGCCTTGTATCTGCTCCCATTCTTCCTCCGTTACTGGTTGCGCTTTCTGGAACAGTTCCCCTGACTCGGCTGCTTTGACTAGCTCATTGATTAAGTCGTCAATATCTTGTTGCGTTATCTCATTATCATCGAACAAGCCATCGAAGCAACCTTCGTGGAATACAATGGTCATCTCCTTGGTCGTGCCATCCTCTTGTGGTACATTAACTTTGACATCTGTTTTCATCGCATGAAGTCTCCGACGTAGTTAAGCGGGGTGGCATACTGACCGCTATGTTTATCCCAAGTAAGGTTCGTAGTTCCTAGCTGACCTAGCCAACGAGACCGTATCTTCTGGATATGTATTTCGCTTGGGGCATGGGGGTTGCTTTTATCCCTATGCACAGCAATAATATTATCAGCTTTATTGAAAAAGTGTGCAGATCCGGCAACATCATAGCCAGTAGGAACAGGGTACTTACCGTCCACACCTTTCTGTAACTTGGTAGGGTGTGCCACTAGGAAGATGTGTACCCCCATGCTCCGGCAAAACCCACGCAGTTGTGCCAAGAACTCGGAGATGTACTCTGTCTCTGAGATACCTTCCTTCCTATGGGTATGGGTGATCTCGTTATAGGGATCGATGATCAGACCCTTCATGCCATAGCGCTTGACTAATAGTTTTGCTTTTGCTAACAGTGACTCAAGGGTACGATCTTCTGGCAGGATGAACTTGAAGAATGTATTCACCCATTCCTTTGCCTCGTTGTATTCTTCCCGCGTCATCTTGTGCAACCGCTTACCTGCGTACTTCTCCATCAGCTTTGAGGCATGGAATGTAATGGGCTGATTCTCTGGTGAGCAAACTCCAGTAACCCAGAAGTGTTGGCGAGACATGTTCATCATCAGGGCATCAAGCCATTCAGACTTACCCATCCCCGGCACCCCTGTTACCAAAGTCCATTGCCCTTCCATTGGGCGATAGAACTCATCGACATTGTCCCACCCTGTTGTGAGTCCGGCAGGTAATCCCTTCTCGTATATCTCATCAAGTTCGGGAGACATATCATTCAGCTCGAAGATACCGTCAACCGGATAGGGTTGTGCCTCTTGTACGATCTTGGCTAGTACTTCAGCCCCATGTTCTACAAGTACGTCATTAGCATCTTTGCATCCTTCCGGCCACCGTACCGTATAGCACCGCTCTTTGCCCAAGCGACGTGCAAGTTCCTCTTCGAGTTTCCGACCCGGTGCATCGGCATCGATGGCAAGGATGAACTTCTCCACCGCATCGATCCTCTCATCTTCCACATCGAGGAACGCGAACTTCTGAGTGAGATTCTTCGACGTGGATGTCGGTGCCCCATCAGGTACAGATATTGCGTGGCGAAAACCCGCAACCTCAAGAGCCAAAGCGTCAAACTCACCTTCCGTGATAATCGTACACTTGGGATCAATGTCGTCGTACTTGTACCAGCTACGTTCTGCTCCTGCTTCTTGAGTGAAGTACTTGTGCTTGTCTCTGTATTTGACATTGACAACCTTTCCATGCTTGACAAATGGGAATGCCAGACAACTAACCTCAGCTTCACGTTGAGGCATGTACTTCGTGGCAAGAGAGATTTGATTACGAGCAGCAACTTCAGGAGTAATACCTCTACCCTCTAGGTATTTGAGTGCCTCTTCATTGAGGAGTTGTGCTTTAAAGTTTGGAACAACCTTAGGCTTTTCTTGCACTATCTTCCTTCCGGTTATGGATAATGTTTTCTTGAGTGCCCCTGACCAACCACAGTGCCAACAATTCCAGACACCATCATCGACATTCACATTCAAGCATGGATAATTTTTTTTCTTTCGCGTAGGTGAACACTGTGGACAGGTAGTTTTTATTTGCCCATGTGACCCAGCTTTTACATAGATACCAACATCTGAAAAATTCATATACTCATTGAGAAAATTTTCTTGTTAGACGGTATAAACAACTATATGCTTTTAACTTTCTTTTGTCAACAAAGAACCTAACCCCAGTTATGGGGGTGAGTCCTTTTGTTAGAAGGATGGCAACTCGTTTATTCCCATGTGTTAGGGTTTTATCCGCTTCGTTCTGCCTGACTAGCGAGCATCGGGTCGATCAATGCCGGGCACGAAATATAACACCAAAAAAAATATCATGCAACCCTTGTTTTTATGGCAACCTTGTCCGAAGTTTGTATACACATTACGGACTTGTCGGTACTTATTGCAAACATACGACATTTCCATAACTAGATCTAGGAAGTTTCTGACATAATAGCTTTTAGTTATAGAAACTACAGACTTGATTAAAAAATATTATGTAGAAATTTCTTTACTACACCTAGAACCTATGCAACAATACGTTTCCTTTTCAACGGAGGCTATGTGAGCAATACAATATCAACCGCACCAGAAGTATTAAAGGGTATCCAACATGTCATGCAATCCTTCTCAGAGAAGGGCATCGGCAAGAACAGCAAGAACGAGTCACAAGGTTTCAAGTTCCGTGGCATCGATGAAGTTTTGAATCGTATGTCGCAGCACCTGACCGAAGCTGGCCTCGTCATCATCCCACAGATGTTAAGCCGTGATGTAAGTGAGCGACAGAATAGCCGCGGCAATCCTTTGTTCTACGTTACCGTAACTATGTCATACACCATTCGTTCCGCCATTGATGGTAGCGAAGTAGTATGCGTTGTGCCCGGTGAAGCTATGGACTCAGGTGACAAGGCTACCAATAAGGCACTGTCAATCGCATACAAGTATATGGCTTTCCAGTTGTTCGCGATACCTATTGATGAAGATCCAGACAAAACTACCCATGAGTTGATGCCAAAAGCTAAGGCTAAGGTAGAGACACTTAACGATGATGATGTATCAATCATCAAAGAACTAGTTGACAAAGCTGGAGAAGACGAGGATACTATCCTCAATGCCTTCAAAGTTATTACATGGCAAGAAATTCCGCGTGATAAGTTTGCTGGTATCGTAAGTAAGTTGCAAAAGAAAATTTCTACAAACGAAGGAGCTAAGTAATGCCTCAGTACAACAACATTGCTATCTTTAAAAACCTCAAAGCGGGTGACAATCCTAAGGCACCATCACATAACGTGACCATCGAGTTTGCAGATGGCACCAAATGGCGCGGTGGTCTGTGGCCTCGTACTTCTAAAGCAGGACTCCAGTATCTATCTGGCAATCTTGAAGCTGACACTGGTGGTGGTGGTGGCGCTCGTAACTCTGCCCAAGCTGCTGACGATGATCTAGTGGATTGGTAATGGTAGAGAAGATCAACCACGCGAAATTTGTGGATGTGGTCTATGAACTGATGAGAGCTGGGGACGAGGGTTTAACTTGTCTTCAGCTCGGTGAAGTAGCAAAGTGCAGCCACTACACAGCCCAACGCTTGATGCGTATGTTTCGTGCAAGAAAGCTAGTCCACATTTCTAAGTGGGCGCTTGATGCGAAGGGCAGAATAAACACTCCTGCTTATGCGTGGGGTATGGGGGAAGATGTGGTTCGAGTACCTCTTACAAGGTCTGAGATCCACCAAAGATATAAGAAAAGAAAGCAACTTGCTAAAGGGCCAACTACCCGACAACGCAATGCTGCTATGAAGATATTGTTTTAGCTTTGTGGGCTGCCGAGGGACTCATCGATATGGCACATGTTGCCCCTCCGACTCGGCAGAGAGTAATAAGTGGAGGGGGTAATACTTCCTACCAGTGCTTGCATTGGTCATAGTCAGTAACGTCATGACAATGTGCCTCGACGTGACAGCGGGAGAGACCGCCCTAACATTGGAGATTTTATGCTCATCGATCGAAATATAGTGCGGCAAAGAAACAAGGTCAACTTGACTGACATGCTTGCCAAAGTGGAAAAGACTACATATCACGACATGGGTGATGGACACACAACCTTCTGCTGTCTTCACATGAAGAGCGGTTACAAGGTATGGGGTCAAAGCGCATGCGTAGATACAAAGAACTTCAATCAAGCTATGGGTGAACAGATTGCTTATAAAGATGCTGTTGACAAGCTATGGCCTCTTGAGGGATACTTGCTTGCCGAAGAACTCTATAACGCAAAGACACTCCTGTGAACATAACTAACCTACACAATCTACCTGAAGCAATTGTCAACGCAGTAAAGAACGATCCTTACTCAGCGGGTGACAGTGATATCAGCGTCACTAAACTAATAGACTCGCCTCAGATTCGTGTGCTTCGTAAGAAGTATTCGAGTGCTGTTGTTGAAGATGTAACAGAACGTATCTGGTCTCTGTTAGGTCAAGCAGTACACACCATCCTTGAACGTGCTGATCAGGGCGATAACGTCATCGCTGAAGATCGACTGTTCGCTACTGTTGATGGATGGAAAGTATCAGGCCAGTTTGATCGGTGTGATCTGCGCAACGGAATCCTTGACGATTACAAAGTAACTAGTACCTACAAGGTGCAGATGGATAGCCATGTGGAGTGGGAGCGTCAGCTTAACTGCTTGCGTTGGCTTGCCGTTACCAATGGGTACAAGGTTGAGAAGCTGCGTATTGTTGCCATCCTTCGTGATTGGCGCAAGGCTGAGGCTCTGCGTAATCCATCCTACCCACAGATGCCAGTGCATGTAATCGAGATTCCGGTTTGGAATATAGGTGACACGCATGAGTACATTAGGAACCGTGTATGGCGGCATCAGGTAGCAGAGGAGGGTGACGTACCTGAATGCACAACTGCGGAAACTTGGTACACAGGAACGACATTTGCCTTAATGAAGAACGGTGGTAAACGAGCAGTCAAGATATATGAAAGGAAAGAAGATGCTGAACAAGGACTCGCTGACGGGTATTTTGTTGAAGAAAGGCGGGGTAGACATCGACGCTGCGAAGAGTATTGCGAAGTTGCAAACTTCTGCAAGCAGTGGCAATCTATCAGGGAAAGTTCTGCTGCTCCCATCGGGGAGGACAGTGGCGGTGATTGAAGCCACAGGTCGCGGGACATGGATCTGTCTTTATGATGCACCTCCTATGACCAACAATGAAATGCTTCAATCAACTAAGGCGCAAATGTATGACTCTCGTCAGATAGAACTTACAACAGAGTTCCTGATGAAGTACGGAGAGGAGATAGTATGGAACAAAAGCTAATGGACATTAACGACGCAGCTCAGTACGTCGGTCTAACACCGTTCACTGTGCGCAAGTTAGCGCGTACAGGACAGATCCCCGCTGCGAAGATTGGCAGGGCTTATAGATTCAGGCGTGAAGACATTGATGCGTACCTGAAAGAGCAGTACAAAACCCTTATGGAGAAACAAAATGGCTGAGGAAAAAGAGTTAGACACAAAAGAACAGATGGATCATTGCGCAGCCCTAGTGCAAGCATGGATTGATTACAGCGTGAAAACACCAGAGCTAATGCTTGGCACCCAGCTTCGTGCATTCGGCGTATCGGCTGGCTTGTCTATGCGTATATGTGGTTTGGAAGAGTCGGAAGTTGAAGATGCAGTAGCGCAGATGTCTAAGTTGATTCGTGAGATCTACAAGAACTCAGAAGATACTATTAGTGTGGGGGCTGTTCACTAATGCAGAACTGCCTCAAGTGTGGGACTAAGACCGCAGTCTATGACACGCGCTTGACGGATACCGGAGACCTGCGTCGCAAGCGTAAGTGTCCTGCTTGTAACTACAGATACACAACCATCGAGATGTTGGATGATGTTGATGTACCTGTAAGGACTCCGAATCCTGAGCCGCCCAAGGCTAAGGTGAAAGTTGGGAAGCCACAACCCAAAGAATCGGGAGGAAGTAAGAAACCCGCTCGTCTAATGTACGATGACGAAGAGGAAGATTATGGATTCTCAGACATAGATGTAATGAGAGACCTAGGAATCGGAGGAACAAATTATGAATGAACGTCTTGACAAGATGGTAGAGATGATGGATAAATCTACCATGCAGTTCATGTCGTTTGACAGGCAAGAGAAACAGATAGCACAAGTTATTGGCTTGGCATCAGATCTTATTGAGAAGCTTGAGCAACGAGATCAATTGATTGCTAAACTACGCATCAAACTTGAGGATCTGGAAAAGAAAGTAGCAGCACTGGAAGAGACGGTATGATTCTGGAGATGATCGTATGGGGTTTCTTCTCTGCCTTAGGGTGGATGGGTGCCAATTGGACAGTGGAGAAAATCAAAGGTGAGCCAACTGAACTACGATGCGATCAACCAGCAGCAAGCGGAAACACGAATAGCGTTCCAACGCAGGTTCGAAAAAGCTGTGAAGCTGAAGGCAAAGGATCGTAAGCTGCTATACAAAGAATGGCGGCAGGAGATAGGAGATATTGCTGCTCGTGAGACTGCAATGTTTGTTGAATCTTTTTTAAAGGGCGACAACCCTAAGACTAGAGAGAGGCCAAAATGGTTCGTGAATCTCAATACGATAACGTCAACAACCCAGAGCATTACGCCTCAGGGAAAATTGAATGTATCGATGCAATCGAGTCTGCTTTAACACCAGAAGAATTTCGTGGATTCCTTAAAGGCAACGTCATGAAGTACATCTGGCGCGAGCGTAAGAAGTCTGGCGTTGAATCGCTACGCAAAGCAGAGTGGTATCAAAAGCGCTTGATTAAATTTACTACTGATCATAATATTGCACAGGTAACAAAGCAATACCAAACAGTAGCTAGTGTCTTGAAGAATTCAGAGGTTCATATCCCTCGCAGTATTATGAGAGATGATCCGTTCGATGCATACGAAAGAACTGATGGTATGTATCACCACCTGAAGATACAAGAGATTGATAAGTAAAGGAGAGGTAATGTCACAAGTCGTGGAGGAGTTTTATGAAACAGCAAGATTGCACGGGGCGGGAGTATGGCAGGACGCTATGGAGGAAGCGAAGAATATGTCACACCTCGAACTTGCCACTGCCTACGCAGACGCGGTCTCGCTTAATGCGTACTATGGAAAACTGGAGAATAAACTTAGCGCTGTTCCTAGACAACTGTTCGATAAAATTAAAGCAGCTCTTGGACAAATGAATGCTGATAAGTTATTGCATGACGCTGATCTAGCAATTGATCAGGGGTACAGTCTGAACAAAAATGTTTCTGTCCCTACTGCACCCCTTCTCAGCTTACTGTCTTACAACAAGTTGATGCTCAACGAATCATTCGACCCCTACGACAACATCACGGAGTCCTGATTTCAGAGCTTGCTCTACCACTTGCTTACGGTAGAAAGCTTCCATCTTGTTTGTACGATTACGAAGTTCAACCTTCCATTCATCGGAAGCCTTCGGATCTCGTTCAATAGCCGTAAGCGCCTGACGCATTTGCTTAATGGTATTTTCCTGAGACTGCAGAAGTCCTTGCAGTTTCGGGAAGTCAGGATACATCTTCTCCATCTCGCGTCGTTCAGCATCAGTTGTTTCTGGCGCAGACCAAGCCTTCCAAAGAGTGTTGACCTTAGCGCGAATCCTACGATCAGCACCTTGATCAAACTTCTCACCCTCTGCCACAGCTTTGAATCTATCTGCAAGCGGTATAGGCATCTCTTTGGTTGACTCAACGCCTTTGACCTTATTGATACCAAGACCAACAGCCTTGTAAACCTCAGAGAAAACACCCGGCAAGTAGCTATTGATCATGTGATCGACCATTGCTGGGTTGACATCGATTAGGCCGGGGGTATAACGAGGATTCTTCCCACCGTTAGTCGCCGCAGCCAAACCTTGCATTGCCATCTTAGATACAGGATTGACAGAGTTGAAGTGCATGTAAGCATTCGACTCTTGCACGTTTGAGAATGGGTTCTGTTCCCGATACATTGGGGCACCAAACCTGTTCTCATTCATGACCCACTCAGCAATTGGCAGACCAGCACTTGGGGTTATGGTTTTGACCAGAGATCCAGCCAAGCTCTTTGACTCAGCGCCAGAACCAATTGGCGAGAATGCATCAAACGCAGCAGACAGGGTACGCATAGCAGCAGTAGTCGCTGGCATGTAGCCATAGAGTGTGTCGTATGCATACTGGCCTGCGGCGGAGAACACGTTCCAACCATAGGCAACTGGGATGCTGCCACCGATAACACCGGGGAACCAAGTAAGCGAAGTGTTCTGCTTGTATGGTGCCACCATATCGATAGTGTCAACGCCCGGACGCTCATCATCGTCATCGCTCAAGGCACGAGCCATCATCCGTGACAAGAATCCAAGACCCATCCAGAAGCCAGCGACAGTAGCAAACCTACCGTAGTTGCCTTCCTTCAGATCTTTAAACAGACGAACCGTACCTTGGATAGCAGGGTTGAAGAACACATAAGCAGAACGCAGCTCACGGCTTGAACCCTTCAAGTTAAAGTTGACCGTCAGTTCTTTGGCGTAACGAGCAGCAAACTCTCTTGACTTGCCAGCCTCACGCAAGACTTTGTACACAGCAAGGCGCGGAGCAATTTCAGTTGGCATTGAGACAACATCCATTAGCTCAGTGAATGCTCCGAACTTTTCTTTCGTCCAACCCCAAGCGCCATCGTCAGCTTTCTTCATCGCCTTGTTTAGTTTCTCAAGCGATAACTCCAAGCTATCACGATCGAGGAAGAAGGTTGCGCCACCGTCCTCGTAGAACTCATCGATCAGCTTGGCATCTTCAGGAGACAAAGGATGCTTGGTTGTTATTCCGTCAATCCACTCACGGAAGCGACCGTCTTTTGCACCAGCATAATCTTTCAGCATGTAGCGCATAGCTGTAAATGTACTGGTCTTGTACTCTTTAGCCATCTTCGCAGCAAGCTGGGCACCAACCTCTGGGTCAGCAGCCATGTTAGAGATAGCTGTTTGCACATCTCGAACCATATTGATTGGTATCCACGCTGGGTTCCAAGTAGTTACCATCTGGCTGAAGAATCTACCCCATGCACCCAAAGCCTCAAAGAATGCGCTGGACTTTTGTACATTCATGCCTGTGATTGCTTGGAAAAACTCCGCAGATCTTGCGTTGAATACCATGCTCACACTGCGACCATTCACCTTAACCGTTACCTCTTGTGGATTTCTGGTTGTAGACTCAACGCTTGTAACGTATCCGTCTGGTGATAGTCTTGCACTCATGACAACTTGTTCGTTAATCATGCGTATGGCTTTTGCTGCTTCATCAGCGTACAAATCACGACGCTCTTCTGCCAGCCTGATGCGCTCGACAACCGCTGCGATAGCATCATCAGAGTCAATCTCGCCACGTTCCATCTGTTGCTTGAGACCAACCAAGAAGTTTCTACCTGCTTGCACCGTAGCCTTATCAGTACCCAGAGCCTTCATTACTTTGTTATCAAAGTTGAATGCCTCTACGTTGATACGCTTCTGTGTTTCGACAGGGTTGACTTCGACGTAAGTCTTATCAGGGTTTTGCTCGAACATCTGCAAGAT